CCTGATGAGCGACATCACCAGCGCCGAGCTCAACGAGAAAGCCGCCAAGCTCGTCCAGACGACGGACATGGTGGTGAAGGCCCGCGTCTTCGGGCCCGACGGCGCCCCGCCGCCGAACGTCGCCTCGCTGCCCGAGGAGCAGTACGGCTCCTTCATCGCGGCCGGCGCCCTGCCGCCGCCATACGACCCGGGCACCCTGTCGGTCATCTACGAGAGCAGCGATGCGCTCCAGCCGAACGTCACCTCCTATGCGACGAACATCGAGAGCTTCGGCTTCCGACTCGAGCCGTCGATCGACCTCACCGCGCCCGACGCCAACGAGCGCATCGAGGAGGCGCTCATTCTCGAGCACATGTACGACTTCGGCGGCCGCCCTGGCGACGACATCAAGATCAGCCCCGCCGACGTGGAGGCGCGCCGAGCGCTGCTCGAGCGAGCCGCCCGCATCGAGAAGCTTCAGGCCGAGCTCTTCTTCCGCTACGTCGCGACCGACGGTGGCAGCTTCATCGAGCTCCGCGAACGCGCGCGCGTCGACCTGGAGGTCACGGGAAACGCGTACTGGGAAGTGATCCGGAACGCCAAGGGCGAGATCGCGCAGGTCGGCTCCGTCGCGGCGCTGACCTGTCGCCTCATGCGCGCCGACACCAACTACACGAAGGTCGAGATCTCGCAGAAGGTGTCGGCGCTCGACTACCGCAAGGTCAAGGTGAATCGCCGCTTCCGGCGGTTCGTGCAGATCATCAACGGCGTCGACGCGGTGTTCTTCAAGGAGTTCGAGGATCCGCGCGTCGTCTCCTCCAAGTCGGGCAAGTATTACAACACGCTCGCCGAGCTGTGGAGGGAAGAGGGCAACCACGCGCGCGAGGCGACCGAGATCATCCACTTCAAGGTGCACTCGCCGCGCTCCGCGTACGGGGTGCCGCGATGGATCGGCAGCCTGCTCGCGGTGCTTGGCAGCCGCGCCTCGGAGGAGGTGAACTACCTCTACTTCGACAACAAGGCCGTGCCACCCCTCGCTGTCCTGGTCTCCGGCGGCGTCCTCGCGAAGGAAGCCGTCGACCGGCTCAAGGATTACGTCAACGAGAACATCAAGGGCCGCGAGAACTACCATTCGATCCTCGTCATCGAGGCCCAGTCGCAAGAGAACGCTACTGCATCCAACCGCGTCCAGATCGAGCTCAAGCCGATGCGGGACGCGCAGCAGCAAGACGCGCTCTTCCAGACCTACAAGACCAACAACGGCGAGTCGGTCGGCAGCGCGTTCCGCGTTCCGCGCATCCTGCGCGGGCAGATGAACGACTTTAACCGCGCGACCGCCCAGGCGGCGCTCGAGTACGCGGAGAAGCTCGTCTTCCAGCCCGAGCGCGCGCGGTTCGATCACCTGGTGAACAGCCGGCTCTTTTCCTCGATGGGCATTCGGTTCTGGGAGTTCGTGTCGAACAGCCCGATCGTCCGTGACCCCGAGGTGCTGAGCAGCATGATCGCGAAGCTCGTGCTGGCCAGCGTGCTGACGCCGGAGGAGGGCCGCGCGATCGCCGCAGACGTCTTCAACAAGAACTTCCCGGCCATCGATCACTGGTGGGTGAAGCAACCGCCCGCGATGACGATCGCCGGTCTCACGCCCAGCGCCACCGCGATGGGTGCCGACGGGCAGCCGATCGCGCAGCCCCCAGCCGACGCCGCCGCCGCCGTGGGCCACGGCACGCCTGGCGCGCATGGCGCCGCGCGCGCGAACGCCGCGCAGGCCACCGCGACCCTCGGGGCCGCCGCCTCCAGCAACGGCGACATGGTGCCGCACCTGCTCGAAGCGCTCCGCGGCAAGCTGCGCCTCGCGCCATCTGAGAAGGACGGCGCTCAGGACGAAGGGCTCATGCAGATGCTCGACGCCCTCCGCGACGTGCTCGAGCGCGCCCAGATGCCACCATCGCAGATGGAGGCGATGAGCAGCGACGTCGACCCGGCGGATCCGCGGACGCTGCGGCTCTACGTTCCCACCGAGACGATCTCGAGCTGGCTCGAGAAGCGCGACCCGCCCGAGCTCGAGTACGCGCCGCCGCCACCGCAGCTGGAGCGCGCCCAGGATCCAGCCGCGGCCGAGTGAACGATGGCCGAGAACGTCGCCTACCCGCAGCTCGGCACGGTGAAGACGAAGATTGGCTACCCGCCGTCATCGCTCTGCCGCCGCAAGCTCAAGCCCGGCGACGTGATGCGGGTCCCCCAGACCCACTACCTGGTCGGCTACTTCCTCGCGTGCCCGGCCTGCCGATTCATCGCGACCTACCTGGACGAGGATCACAAATTCAAGGAAGAGGGCGACAGGTATCCGCGCCTGCTCCTCGGCTGCGAGGTCGACCCGAGCTGCATGGGCTGCCGCCGTGTGCTGCGCATCTCCGGCGGAGAAATCGAAGCTATCGCGCCTTCGTGATAGGGTCGGGGCCATGCCGTTCGCGGGATTCCCGGACTTCGAGGCATGCGTCGAAGAGCAGCTCGCCCGAGATCACGGCGAAGAGGCTGCCCGGAAGATCTGCGGCTCGCTCCAGGCGGATCTCGAGAAGGGGAAGGCCGCGCGCGGAGTCTGCACCGGCTGCGGAGCGCTCGCGCTTGACGGTCAGAAGTGCTGGGCCTGCGGTGCCCAGCCGACGTCGAAGTGCGCCTGCAAGGTCGGCGCTGCGATCGCCGGCGCCCGCTCGACGCTCGCGGCGCTCAAGAAGGCCACGTTCCGCAAGGTGCCAGTCACGGTTCAGGCCGAGCAGCTGAAGCAGCCGCAGGACGTCGAGACGCTCGAGGGCACGATGCACGGCAACGCCGGCGACTGGCTTGTGACCGGCGTCGCCGGCGAGAACTACATCGTGGCGGACCACATCTTCCGGCGGACCTTCGCCCCCGCCGACGCCAACGGCATGTGGCAGCAGAAGGACGACATGTCCGTCGGCGATCTCGCCTCCGGTGGCGGCCTCTTGTACCCCGGTCAGGCCGGCGTCCGCGGACAGCCGCCGTCACCCCAGCTCGCCGGCAACGATCGAAACAGCCCGGCCCGAAAGATTCCGCGCGCGCTCATGAAGCCCGGTACGCGCGTCCAGCAGCCCAAGGAGCCCGTGAAGCCCATGACCACGAAAGACGGCGGCGGCGCACGCCTGCACATCTCCACCGAGTCGGTTCCTGTCGCGCCCGGTGTCGCGCGCGCTCGCGGGGCGCTCGCCGCCATCAAGCCGAATTCGAACAACGTGGCGAAGAAGGGTAAGACCGAGAAGGCGCCCGACCCGCCGCCGCAGCCCTATCAGGCGAACTTCCAGGGCATCCCCGTCTACGTCGACCGCCCCAAGGGCTTCGTTCAGCGCGGCCGCAACGAGGCCACCGGCGAGGACTGGGAGCGCGAGTATAAGTGCGACTACGGCTACATCCCCGGCACGCTCGGCGGTGACGGCCAAGGGCTCGACGTCTTCCTCGGCGACAAGGCTGACTCGCCGGACGCGCACTGGATCCAGCAGAAGAAGGCCGACGGCAGCTTCGACGAGTACAAGGTCATGTTCGGCTTCAAGGACCGGAACGAAGCGAAGGACATGTACCTTCAGCACGTGCCGAAGAAATATTTCGGCACGATGGCGACGATGAGCACCGACCTCGTGAAGGCGCTGCTCGGCATCGAGCCCGCCGGTCAGATGATCGGCAAGGCGTTCACTTACGCGATGAAGTACGCCGCGCGCGCCGAGGGGGCGAGCTTTGGAGAGCACGCGCGCGCATGGGTGAAGTCGCGCGGTCTGCTCGACAAGGAGGCCGACTACGGCGGCGAGCTCGGCAAGAGCATCCTCCGCCTCGCCAACAGTTTCAGCCGCGACGGGCACAGCGGCATGTCCGCCATCCTCGCCCGCGCGCAATTCAACTTCCTCTGCGACGCGTGGGACGGGATGCACACGCTCATCCTGAACGACAAGGACTTCGAGAAGGCCCGCACCGCGCTCGAGAAGGCCATGAAGGCGCTCGCGGACAACACCTGCGTGACCTTCGGGCCCGGCATCGTGAACCTGCCGCACCAGCCGCTCGTCGATCAGGACGAGTTCAACGCGCCCCCGCCGAACGCGCGCGAGATCGAGCACGACCTTCGTCGAACGCCGGTCGCGGATCCCAACTCGGCGCTCGACGGCAAGCAGCCCGCGGCGGCGAACCTTCGCGAGCCCGACGCGCTCGATCCGAAGCCCGTCGCCAAGAACCTCGTGCGGCTCGTGAACCTGAAGAAGGACGCCGCCCCGGCGCCCGCTCCGCCCGCTGCCGCGAGCTCGCCCGAGCTCAACTACATCATGGGGATCGTGCTCGAGCCAGATGTCGTGGACTCCCAGAACGACACCTACGACGCCGACGAGATCCGCAAGGCGGAGTGGCTCTTCATGACCAACTTCCGCAACGTCGGCATCCAGCACAAGGTGCTCGTCAACGGCCAGGTGAACATCGTGGAGAGCTTCATTGCTCCCGTCGACATGACGATCCAGGGAACCGCGATCAAGGCCGGCACCTGGTTGATGGGGATGCACGTGACCGATCCGGTGGTCTGGCAGCAGATCAAGAATGGCGAGCTGACCGGCTTGAGCATCGCCGGGCTGGCCGAGAAGACGCCGCTTTGAAACAAG